CGACAGCGTCCACTGGGTGCATCGTCGCGTAATCCTGCGTCCACAGCTCAACCATCTCGATGTTGTAGTCGAGCAGGTAAAACAGAATCTTGAAAACGTCCACCGTCCCTTTCTTTCGCCAGAACTGGACTGCGTTTCGTATCTGAAGACGCTGACTCTCGATCGAGTCGAGGCGGTTGAGGGGGTACCCGAGAAGTGCCGCGATGGCCCCGAAGTATTTCGAGTCGCACCGGTCAATGTCGAAGATCGCTGGGAAGGTGTCGATGTAGCTCTTCACGTCGTCCAGCGTCAGGGCCAGAATCTTCGTGAAGTTCTTCAGGTCGTCATTCCCAAGGGACGCATCGTCCTGTCGCCAGTTGGCCGGGTAGTAGCTGAAGAGTCGCTCCTCGAAGTACCGGGACAGCACCGTGGTCGGAAAAGACTCCGCCGACGGGAAGAGCACCTGCACCGGGACTGCCCCCGGCAGGGGCTCCTGATGCCGCGTTGCCTTGACCGTCAGCATCTGCCCCTTCTGGAGGGGAAGAAGCGGGTGACTCAGATGCTGGGACAGATCGAATGCCCAGTGCCCGTTGCGGTCGCTCTGCACCTGAGCCAGAAACGTGCTCTCGATGTAGATCGAAACCGCCACCCCCTCCTCGACCCGATCCGAAACATTCGAGAAGAAAGGTACCTCCATGGGCGGGGTGACCGAGTAGTCCAAGAGCAGGGGTACATCCCCCTGAAGAAGCGTATCCCGCTCGTAGATGGCTCTGGGCGTACCGGCCACTTCGTCCAAGACGTACGGAGCCGAGGGCTGATCCAGTCCGAGGATCGTGTAGACGGGTGTGGGGTCGGAAACTTCCTTGCCGACCGCTCTGGCCTGCACGTAGAGCCGGTTCCCGGGTTGCAGCTTGGCCGGGCCACCCCCGAACGACAGCCGCCCGATGGGCAGCCGCCAGCTCTTCTGCGCGTCGTTCTGGACCACCGTCGTTCCAGCCCGGCGCATGTTGAGGTAGACATAGATGATCGTCCCCGCCACCCCGTCGGGAAGTGTCCCGAAGATTTCCGTCGTGGCAGGACTGGCGATCGAAGCTCGGTTGACGACCGGAGTTACGGTTTTCACCGAATGATCCCCACGCACGGGTCCGTCATGACGTCCGGGGTCGGAGCGTCCACGTTCGTCGTGGTCGTGATGAGAATGTGCTCTCGGGGCAGGTTCGTCATCGGGTCCATTCCGAGCACAGACACGTTGTTGTCATCGAAGTCCGCGATCCGGATGATCTGCTGCTTGGCGACAGGGATGTCCACGAAGTCGGGTGTCTGGATGTTCCAGCCGGGCAGCGGGCTCCCGTACGTCATCCTCCCGAGCTTCACCTGCGCCCACGAGACCCCGTTCACCCCCAAGATGATGCGGCTGATCTGGGAAAGCCGGGCATCCTGCCCGAAAGTAACGGAATCGTAGGCAAGGAAGTTCTGGATGGCCAGCCGGACTTCCGACCCCACGAGAGCCGGGTCGAAGAGGGTTCGGTTCACCGCCACGGTCACGTTCACGAGGACGTCCACCCACTCGGGGTTCTGGAAGACAAGCCGGGTCGTGACGGGTTTCTTCTCTTCGAGAAGGTTGAAGATCGTCGTCTGGATCTCGCGCACGTCTGCTGTGTACGTGGGGCTCGCCGGGTCGTAGAGCCGTCCCGAGGACTTCTTCGCAAGGAAGCTGACCGTCACCCGGTTGATGAGCTTGATGTTCGGGTGCAGCTCTTCCTGCTCCCCCCAAGCGTTGGCCTTGTCCACCCCCGGGACGGACTCCGTCAAGGCGATGTAGTCCGCCTTGCTCATGGCCCGGTAGAGCCCAGAATAGAGGGCCGGGCCACGCCGCTTACCTTCCTCGATCGTCTCCGGGTCCGCGCCCCCGGTCATGGCTGCCGGGTTGTTCACGGTCAGGCTAACCGGGTTCCCGTTGGCATCAGTGATGTCCGAGATCATCCGTGTCACGGTGTTGGCCGCGAGGTTCCCCGCTTCACCCTTGACGATGACCCCGTACACGTAGATGTTCTGGCCGAGAGGGGGCACCATCCCGAACTTGTTGTCCCCGAACTGCACGAAGGCCCGCCCCTGAGCGTCGATGAAGGGGACGAACACCCTATCACTCTCACGTGAGGAAATCAGGGTCTCTACGGGGGTCCACGTGATGGCCGAGGCTTCCGTGGTCCCCACCTTCACGGTCAGGAGATCCTTGGCGAGGTTCGCCGTGCGAAGGACGTACCGCTGGTTCTCAGTCCCATCCGAGGAGAAGGTCTCCGGCGTGGACAGAGAGGAGCCCTGAATGACGGGAACCGTGGCCGCGCCCGCCGCCCCCGGTACGGGGGAGGAGATGATGGCGTCAGTCAGGGTGTAGAAGAGGATGCTCTCGTCGGATTCGGAAGTGCCCCCAACGATGGTTCCCTTGGGCAGCGAGATGGGAAAGGCAGGGGAAGTGGTTGTGGGGGCGAGAGCGATGACCACGGTTCCCGAAGAGGACGTATATCCCCGCAGCTCGTACCCGATGAGCGTCAGGGCGTTGATGACGTTGCGCCGCTGAGTGGCGTTGACGAAGGTGACCTCGTTGGCCTGCTTGTCGAGGTAGTACAGCATGGTGTCCACCATGCCGATCAGGATCTCCCCGATGGCCACCCCGGCATCTGACTCGTTGAGGTCCGTCCACCGCCGGTTCGTGAGCTGAGGAGCCCTCGCGAACATTTCCTCCCGGAACGTCCTCCAGTCCTTCGTGACCGGAGAAAGGGAGACGCGAGGGGTCGAGGGGGAGTTACTGCTCATCTGTTGACTCCGGGGGAGGAGGCAGAGCCACCCGTCGGGGGAAGAACCTGCCCTTGCGTGAAGATCCGTTCCGTCTCAGTCCCGGTCACCGTCCGCTCCATCGGAGCACCCTTCTTCTCGAAGGGAAAGACATACGAACCCTCTTCATGGGTGGACAGAACGGTGAAGTTGATGACGATCCCGATGTAGTTCGGGTTGCTGAGGTCCGTCGAGAAGCTCACCCCGGTCACCCGGATTCTCCTCTCCCATCGACGCAGAGCTTCGGCGGTATACATGTAGAGGAGCTGATTGGTCAGGGTGTCATTCTGCTCGAAGATGAGATCGAACAGTCTCGACCCGTACTCCGGCTGCATGAGACGCTCCCCGGGCCGGGTCATGAGGATGTCCCGAATGGAGGCTTGGATCTTGTCCAGACCATTCGACGTCGAGACCGAACGAACTCCGCGCCCCACGGAGAACTGGAACGGGGTCTTGATCCCGACTCCGATGACGTCTCGGGCCGCTGGAGTGGTATCGAATGTCGCCAACGCAGGGCCTCCTATCAGATAGTGCGGTTCCCCCGCGTCAGCTACTCACGCGAAGTCTTGGCGTCCCCTCGACCACAACGTCCCCGGGAAGGGTCTCCGACCCGACCTTGACCACCCACTTCCCGCTGATCCGCAGCTTCGTGGAGAGCTTGAGGAGAATCGGGTCTTCCGAAGTGAGGACCGGATCGCCCTCCACGGCCACCTGCAACCCCTCCACATTCATCTTCGGCGGGGGATTCGGTGTCACGACCTGCTCCTGAGCCGTCAGGTGCCCCAACAGGGCCACAGGAACGCCCGGCCCCCCGGGGCCTACCCCCGTCGCTCGACCGGGGGCAGGAGAGCCCAGAGGGGCTGAGCCGGGGGAAACCGAACCTGCCATGGATCACCTCTTGGTCAGGAAGCGGTTCCGAATGGCCTTGTAGACCTCGTCGGGGGGCAGGAACACGTCGGGGTCGAAGGTCTCCTGCTCCCACCAGAGGAACTGATTCTTCCGCAGGCAGGCCCGAGACTTCAACAGGTTCAGGTTCTCTGGGTAGCCGAAGATCTCGGGGTCGGATTTCCCCCAGATGACGGCCCCTGTCTTCCCCACGTGCTTCGCAAGGTGTGGCAGGAATGAATCCACCGAGAGGAAGAAGTCCACAGAAGCCGTCAGGTCCAGCAAGTTCCGGTGGCTGAGACCCTTCCGGAAGTCTGGCACGAGCTGAGCCTCGCCCTCGACCCCGATCTGGATGACCTCGTGGTCCCCGAACTTCGACAGCAGCTCTGGAAACCACGGGTAATTCTTCGGGTTCTGGCCACCGTTCCGAAGCTGACGGGAGTACGGTGCGAGGAGGATCTTCACAGCCCCAGCATCTCCCTATAGGCGTCGAGGATGGGGCGCTTCCATGCCCGCCGGTCCATCCACTCGTAGATGTTCG